GCCCGGTTTCCATTTTCTGATCTGGGAGCCGCAATGGCCAAATTCATCAAGCCCTTCCGTGGAGTGCCGGAAGGCGAGATCTACCCTGTTCAGTTCGTTGTCGGTGAATCGTGCCCGTCCGAGCTGGAAGCCGGTGCGCTTTCCGTCGGCGCGATTACGCTGAGCCCGGCGCCTTCGACGATTCTCCTGGGATCGGATCTGCAGCCTGCAAAGTTCCATTTCGAAGACGGTGTCGAGGTCCTGCTTGGCGACGTGGTTGCGCTCGCGCATGGCGCCACGGGCCTTTCTGCCGAGGACTGGAACGCGCTGAGTGCGGCTACGCGCGAATCGGCAATCGCCGAAGTGGTGCAGCGCCTTTCGGCGGAGGCAGACGAGAAGAAGGCCGCTGCTGCTGGTGCGGCCGTCGCTCCAGCGGCGGCCGCTGATGAGACGCCGACCGGCGACAAGGCGGCTCTGATCGTGAAGCTGGAAGCGGCGAGCATCCCCTTCGACAAGCGCTGGGGCGTGGAGAAGTTGGCTGCTGCACTGGCCGAGGGCAAGAAGGACTGATATGGCCATCGTCTCTATCGCACAGGCCCGCTCGCACGTGCGGGTGGAGGCGGACTATCCGGTGGAGCAGTTGCAGGATGCTATTGCCGGCGCAATCGACGCCGCGCAGGCGTACCTCAATCGCAGGGTCTACGAGAGTACCGATCTCCTGGCCGCTGCGAGGGCGCTGTACCCGGCATCAGTGAGGGCGGCAGCGGCTGCCAGGGACCAGTCTCTGGCCGATGCGGTCTTCATCGAGAGCGACGAGGAGCGCGCAGCGACTATTCGGATTGCGAAAGTTTCCTATCAGGAGGCCGTGCAGGCCGCGGAGGCAAGCGTCCACGGGGCGGTCGTCAACCCCAGCATTGTCGCGGCGGTGTTGCTCACCATCGGCCATCTGTACGCGAACCGGTCAGACGTGGTCGTTGGAGCTACGGCAGTGGAGCTTCCCTTGGGCGCCAGGAGTCTCCTGCGGCCTTATCGAAGGGTGATGATGCCATGACGCTTCAAGATGGGGACCTGCAGCACCGCATCCGGTTTGAGCGCAAGACCGTGACGCGCGACCCGCTGGGCGGACCCGACAAAGCGACATGGGTTGAGGTCGTGTCCATCTGGGCGAAGGCGATCAACAACCTTGCAGCGACAACGGAGGCTGTGGCTGCAGGTGCGGAGCGCTATAGGGAGCAGGTGCGGTTCGATATCCGGCCGAGAAACGTTGATCCGCAGTGGCGAATCGTGTTCCGGGGCCGGAACTTCGACATCAAGAGTATCGCCCCTAGCAATGACGGCAGTGAGATGGCGATCATCGCCGTGGCGGGGTTGACCAATGGCTGAGCAAGTAACCATCAGCGGTCTGGAGGGGCTCCTGCGCTCGCTACGCGAGGCACCCAAGGCAATCCAAGGCCGGGCCGTGCAATCCGGAATGCGCAAGGGCGGAAACATCATCAGGGATGACGCAAGGCGCAGGGCACCGAGAGCATCGGGGTTCATGGCCTCGCAGATCGTCACCCGCCGGGCCAATGCCAAGACGCGGCAACGAGCCGGCGTCGGGCAGGGCGGAGAGTATTTCACCATTGGGGTGAAGACTGGCCGCCGTCGCAAGTTCGCCAACACCAAACGAAACCGGCGTAAGGGCCGCGCTGGGAAGGTCTACCAGGAAACGGAGTGGGCTTACTACTGGCGCTTTGTTGAGTTTGGGACGAAGAAGATGCGGGCCTCGCCGTTTTTAACACCCGCTGGTGAAGCCAAGGGCCCGGAGGCTGCACAGGTGGTTATCGACGAGACCTGGACGGCACTCGAGAAGCAACTGAAGAAGGAAGGCTGGCGATGATGGTCCCTCTGGTTCAATCGCTGCTGCAGGGCGCTGAGGTGGTCCGGCAGCTGCTTGGCGATCCCGTCAGACTGTGGCCTGGTAATGCGCCCCAAGACACGCCGCTCCCTTACGCGACTTGGGACGTGGTCGGTGGCTCACCTGCCGCGAGCATGTCCGAGCCGCCCCCGGCCGATGGTTGGCGGGTCCGGATCACCGTATGGGGTGACAGTCTCAGCCAGGCCAACGCCGTCGCCGTGGCCATCCGCGCCGAGGTCGAGCGCGTTGGCAGCATCGAATCGTACAACCCGACGCCCGACAGCGACGACACCGACGCGACGGGCATTTCCTTCGACGCGCGCCTGCTGCAGATCCGCTAGCGGCGCAAGGAATCTTCTATCCGCCGGCGCAAGCCGGTTTTTTTATGCCCGGCTATCGGGCTCAACCAAAGAGGTAAACCGCAATGGGCGTTTTGAAGTCCAAGCACTCCCAGCTGTTCATCGCCATCGCGGCGGCCGAGGTCATCAAGGTCACGCGACTGCGCTCGGTGGGCTTCCCCGATGGCCAGGCCTCCGAGATCGATATTTCGGATTTCGACGACGACTGGGACCAGTTCGTCGCCGGTCGCAAGGCCACGGGCAGCACCAGCATCGAGATCAACTACGATCCGGTGGACCACGAGAAGATCGAGGCTCTGCATGAGTCTGGTGCCATCGTGGACTTCCTGGTCACCGCACCGCTGAGCGAAACCGCTGGCGTTCCGAAGCCGGTCGCTGTTGCTGGCAAGATCACGCCGCCGACCACGGTGGTGTCCAAGCAGTTCCAGGGCTTCGTCCAGAACTTCGCCGTTCAGGTGGCGGACAACGACATCTGGAAGGCCACGATCACGATCCGCGGCACCGGTCCGGTCAAGACCAACAAGGCCACCGGCGGCCCCTGAGTCGCGCTACGGCGTACTTCCGGCCCGCTTCGGCGGGCCACCCCTTTGGCAGAGCGCGCGGACCCTCCGCGTGTTAGCCGTGCGCGGCCCGCGCGCTCTGCCGCCATTCAAGGAAACGGCCAATGAGCAAGACCAACGAAACCACCGAAGCCCAGCCGGAGCAGCGCACCAGCATTCTGCAATCGTTCACCAGCTTGGGAATGTTCGCCTCCAAGGACGTGCATGCAGACACGATCACCTTGCCCAACGGCAACAAGGCCCAGTTCCACGTGCGCGAGCTGCCGGATGCCGAGTTCCGAAAGCTGTGGGGTGAGGCAGATCGCGCCAAGCTGATCGCAGCAACCATCTGCGACGAGGACGGCAAGCCTGTCATGGACGAGGCACAGGCCGCCCAGCTCAAGCCGCTGGTGGCTGCAGAGCTGCAGCGCGTGGCGATGAAGCACTCCGGGTTCGGCGACGAGGCCGCCCAGGCCCAGGCTGATGCGGGAAACGGATAAGGCAGCGTGGCGAGGACTGGTTCTGGAGAGTCCTCGCCTGGCACCTGCGTCGCACGGTAGCAGACCTGCGGGCGACCATGTCCCGGCGCGAGTTTCTGGAGTGGTGGGAGTTCCACAAGCGGAACCCCATCGACCCCGTCAGCCTCCATCTCAAGCCCGCTGCCTTCGCCGCGTACATCACTGCATCGCATAGCCAGGCCGGCGCCAAGCGAGATTTCCAGCATTACCTGGATGCGCTGGTGCCGCGTTCCGACGATGACGAGGCGCATGACTGGTTTGAATCACTTGGATGATCCATGGCCGATACCTTCGGGCGCTTCTCGGCGCTCCCCATTGGCCCTCTGCTCGCTGCGCGCGACGGGGGCCTGACACTCGCCACGACAGCCGCCGCCAACGGCGCCAGGTGCGCGCGGTCC